TTCAGGCTGACTGTAAGCGGGGCCAGCTTCCGGGTAACAGCCGTATAAACAGCCGTTTCGTTCAGGTTTTTTACATCATCATCAAGTTTAAGAACTTTTTTGGCTTTCGCGCCCTTCTTGTCCTTCCCCAATTTAGCCATCAGGTCATTAAAGTTCGTTCCCGGCATATTACCCGGTTCCGGTAATGGTGCGGGCGTTGGAATAAGTTTATCCATCGTTGATACATCATCCGTCTTTTGCTGGGACGCGACCCAACTATCACGCCCGGCCTGTTTGCCTTTCTCCCACGCCTGCGAATAATTGCCGTTTTGGGCCGTATCGTACAAAATTGACACAGGATTAGCACCCAACACGCCTTCACCAATATTTTTAAAACCATCCTTAGCCGCGGCGGCCGCTTCTTTGAAATTGCCTTTTACAAGGTTTACAATAGCCGAACAAACCCCACCAATACCGGAAAGCACCTGCTTAAATGGCTTTACAACGCTATCCAATAAAGTAGCCCCAAATTCTTTTATCACACCCCACACGCCAAGTATAGCGACGCGGAAGCCCTCAAATTTTTGCCAACAATATGTTACAGCCGCAATAACCGCGCCTATCGCCAAAGCAACCCAACCCAAAGGAGAAGCATAGAACGCCGCGTTTAACGCCCATTGCGCTGTCGTCAGCCCCCATGTTGCAGCGGTTTGCGCAATATCCATTACTTTTTTTATACCGCCGATAATGACAGCTTTTTGAGTAGTGGCGTAATTTGCTCCCATCGCAATAGTATAAAAACCTAAAGCAGCCGTTAGGCCAACAACAAGCGGGTTCCCTTCCCGAAGTAATGAATACCAAGAAGAAAAAAAGCCAACCACAATATTAAGAGTAGAAGAAACGCCGGTCAACACCACATCGGCAACACTCAACCCGGCACTAATAACCGGCAGGATTATTTCGCCAACAGTTACACCGATATTCTTGAATTTGTTCCAAACCTCTGTTAATCGTTGTACGCTGTTTTGTGAGTATTCCAAAGCCTTGTCGGTTTCTCCGGAAGAATTAACAACATCTTTCATAGATGCGTTATACTTTGTAATATCAGAGGTCAAAATAGCGAATGCGTTTTTTGCTTCTTTATCTACCATTCCCAATTTTTCAAGGAAGGAAGATTTTTGCTCATCATTCAATCCGGCCATAACGCCTTGCAAATCGGAGAAAATATCCACAAGGCTTCTGATTTTGCCGGCTTCATCAAACACCTTTACACCGGATTTCGCCAGCTTGTCGCGCACCTCGCCGCGCCCCAAAATAGAAAACGCATTTTCCATCAGGACGGCGGCACGTTCCGCGCTTTGCCCTTTTCCAGTCATATAAGCAAATGTCCCGGCAACTTCTTTGTAGGCTACCCCTAAATTCGACGCGCCCGCAATCAGGTTCGGCATATACCGGGCAAAGTCGGAAAACTCACCGGCCCCCACACGCTTAGCCGCAAAGAATGTATCCAAGACTTCCGCGGCCGTCGTATTTTCTTTGCCGACAATAGACAGGGTTTGAGCCAGCGCGGCGGAAACAGTGTCTAATTGGGTAAAACCGGCCTTACTGCCTTTTAACGAGGCGTCCAAAATAGAAAGTGACAAATCAACATCGTTAAGCTGCGAGTTTATCCGCTCAAAACCGACAGGTGCTAAAACAACATCTGTTTTATTGTCGTCCGCAATCGTTTTAAGTTTCTTTTTCAGGTCAGACAATCCGGCTTCATCCAGTTGTGCGGTAATATTCACTTTCGCCATGCCTTCGTCAAAACTCATTCCGGCTTTACCCGCAAACCCGATAGCCGCCATTCCGGTAACCAGCGGGTTTTTAAGAAGACCTGCACCCGGTATGGCCTCGAAAGCGTCGGAAGCCCATTTCTTAAATTTGCCCCCGCCACTGGCCGTTTCCAGCGCATCAATCTCCTTTGTCAACCGGGAAATTTCTTTGTTATACTCGCGTATGGCGGGCAAATTATCCGCCGGTATCCATTCCCTTTCCGCCTGAAGCGCATCAACTTTCATTTTAAGCGAACCTACGGTTTTACCCGTATCTTTGCATACAGCATCGACAGAAGCAACCTTTTCACGTACACCGGAAAGGGCTGTTACCGTTTTGTCGGAAGTGGCTGTAATACCACCCAATTTCGCGGAAATCTTATCCCGCAAGCTGAATATGTATTCTATTTTGTTCGCCATAAACTAACCGTTAAATCTTGTTTAACCCATTCGGCCATCGCTATTTGATGCGCCCATTCTTCATCCGCAAGTTCTTCGGGGTTCATATGCAAATAAGCCCGGATAAGGGTATCGGCTAAAAACATCCATCCGGGCTTGTCTGCCACGTTTGTTCGGCTTATAATTTTTTTAACTCGGCTTCCTTTATTTCGATAAGGTCGGCCAGCTTTGAAGAAACGCCCAGGAATAATTCGTCGTTGGTTTTTATTTCTTCGTCACCACCAAGCCAGCAGTTATTTAAAAGCACCTCATTATACTTCATCGGGTCGGTTTTCCCAAGTACGGCAGCCGCACTCAACGCTTTGCGATCGGGCTTTTTCAGATAGGCCGTTTTGCTGTCAACTGTTACACTGTACACCGAGCCATGTTTCTTTTTCCATGCCTCAATCTGTTCTTCTGTAATTACTTTTTCTTCGTTCATTGTTCTTTTTTTTATTATACAACATTCGGTTCTACATCACAGGCAATAAACGGGAGCGCAATTTCTTGAAACAAATCACCCTCTTTCATCCCGTATGGGGCTTCCGTAATAGATAGATTTACTATCTTATCGGTCTGCACGACACCGCTTTCGGGAACATAGGACACGATGGCATCAAATTCCAAGTCGGTAACATCGTCATACCCTTTCGCCTTTGCGGCTGTCTGCATGGCTATCAATTCGGATTGAAGGACGGTAATAGTACCTTCATACTCCTTTTTACCAAGCTGAATGCCACGAGCCTTTTTACCCGTGGCGAAAAGGGCTTCTTTCTGTCGCTTCATTTTATACTCAATACCGCGAAGCCCGGTAACAGGTTTACCAAGCATAACAAGCGTCACATCAATCCAAGCGTATTCTTTTGAATTAAAATTATCCATTATTCACTTGTTTTATAGGGGTTGTTAAATGCTAAATCCACGTTTATTTCTTTCAGCAGGGCTGTAGGCACTATTTTTGCCTGAACGTTCAGCCTGCCGGAAGTGATCAAATCCTGTTTAGGGTCAATATAGGCGGTAAATCCTGAGATTTCACCTACCATATTGGTGTTAACCGCACGCGTAAGCAACTGTTCGTAATACTTACACATCGGGCTTGGAACCTGCCCGGTTTCGGGGTCTACTTCGATACTGTCCAAAATTTCATCAATGTACGTTTTGTAACAGATAACGAGGGCTTTTTGAATAACGCGGATAAGGCAAAGGCGGTGGTAGTCGTCCGTCGTTGCGATTGCCGTCGCATCGTCATTCAGGTAATAACCGTTTTTTCCGATATAGGTACGATAAAAGATATAGCCGGCATCATGCAGGATATTCCAAAGGCTGTAATCTTCCTGTGGCGTTTTTCCGTCGGTCAAATAGCCCGTTGCGGCAATGCTGCCATCTTTAACACGCCCAATGGAGATGTTAACCGCACAGGTGGCCGCACGTCCGAGGACTTGACCGATTGCGGCCGAATACAATTTACTTTCGCCATACTTACCATCCGAAGCCAGCACAACAGATACACAATTACAACTACCTTCCCGCGGTTGATACAATCCTTCCGTTTCACCACTCCAGCCAATTGCCGGAAGAAGGATGACAAAGGGGGCAATTTTACCCATGTACGACTTTGCGACCGCCTGCGCTTCATCGACGGCGGTAATAACATCTTTGTCTATGCAATTTTCAACCGTAGGCGTATAAGAAGCCGGAGCGTTACGATTAACACCTACAAGGCGGATACGTCCAGCCGCAGAGTCTATCAGCTTCTGAAGGGGCGAACCGGGTTCAGGGGAGCAAATTTGCGTCAGCGTACTTGCTTCACTTACTACGAGCAAATGCAATTCCGCGCCATCGCCGGCCGCTTTATAAAAGGCAGCCACGTCTTTATAGACCAAAGGGTTGTTTTCTTTGGTAATGCCGTATCTAGACAGGTCATTGCTGGAAGAAAGAACGTACACTTTGTTAAGGGTAAGTTTTTCCTCTACGGCCTGGCCGGTCAAAATAAGCCCGGAAATACCATCGTCAGAAAGGGTTACCGTACCAATATTACCGTTACCCAAAACTATGTTCACGTTTGGTAAACTCATGCTTTCAAAAATTAATAAGTTTTTAACTCACCTTTTCCCACCGTTTTTTGGTGAGAAACGGCTTTATCGTATTCGTGCGACAGGAATACCAAGTTATCACCGGTCACATGAAATTTTAAACATTCCGGGTATGCCGCCCGATATTGGGCCAAAAAGGCGGGCTCCTGTTCTGTTATGGGAACCGGTGTCACTTCCGGCCGTCCCTGTTTTTCTTTTGCCATTCTAACCGCGTTTTAATAGTTTTAAAATAGCCTTCCAAAGCAAAGGCATATACTTGATCAAAAGGATAACCGCAAACAATCCGCCCATGTATATCCACGTCTGCTGCCACCATGTAAGCCGGTTGATATAGACCGTATCGCCGGGAACGGGCAGTGGAACGTAAATAATGGAATCTTTTGCCGGTATATAAATCGTGTCACGCTTGGCGTTGGCCTTGTAATCAAGTTTGCCATTATCAAAAGAAAGGTTACTTTCAACACCTGCGCTTTTCAATTCATTATAAGCCTTCATTACAACCTGATTATTGCTGTCACATTCAAACAGGGCTGTAAGAAGTGCAGAATCAGGCGACAAATAAACCGGAACCAGTCGTTCCGTTACAAGATTATCCGGTAGGTTCGCGGGCGTGCCCTTCGCATTTCTCTGCGTGCCGCAACTCGTCACGTACAGGACAAGCGATATCAGCGTGGGGACAAGTATTAACTTTTTCAACGGCCCGGCGAAACCGCGCCAACTCTTTCCGTATTTCATTTATTTCTTTTTTTAGTGGCTCGACCACCTCTTCCATCAGGATGGTCATTGCCTTTTTTACATTTTCCAGTTCATCGCCGCGGGTTTCCGCCTTTGAGGCTTTTACTTGCGCCCGAAGTTGTTCGACTTCCATGTCGTACTTCTTTCGCAGTAATATAGCCGTGAGCCACGCGCTTAACGGTGCGGATATGATTGCGGCGACCAACGAGATTATTCCAGACAATTCCATCCTGACTTCTTAGGTTTACTTTAATAAATCCCAGCCTGCATATACATCAGCCCGCACGGCCGGAACGCCGTTTTCTACCTGACTGATAGCCGCCGCAAAGCTGCACATGGTCGTTTTGTCGTTCACGTCCGGCACATAGGTCGCAGCGACTTGCATTTCGCGGCAAACTCTTTGTATATACGCGGCCGTGTCATTCTCTGTTCTCGGAGCCCACCGGCTAATAAAGTCCGCGATCGTTTTACAATCATGCTTTTTACGGTAGTTTTGAAGCAACTTGATCAGGGCACGATAGCCATGCGCCATATCTTCAAATTCCTCAAAAGCATTATCTTTCTTTTCCGACTTTTTTACCTCACCCTGCCAATCGGTAGCATCCGAATTCCGGATGTTACCGGGGTTATTGTTCCTTATTCCGCGTGGTGTCATTTATCAATCTCCTACTTCCGCCACATATTCGGACATGATAGCCGCCATCGCATCTTTCTTTTTCGGAAGCACGATAAAGTAGTGGCGGAAGTTTACAAGGCTGCGCTGGTTCATAGGGTCGGTTTTCGCTTCCGAATAGTACATCTTCGTACTGCCCGATGCCTTGAACACGCGCTTGGTGTAGAAGGCGACGGATGCCTGGTATTCGTTCGTACCGGCGACGGTTCCGAACTTCACCTTCGTACCGGCAACCTTGTAGACCGGGTTGTCGGAATACTCGTAGACCTCGAACCCGTACAGGTTGGCGATCTTGCCGGTCGTGTAGTTGTAATACTGGTCCTTGAACTTCTGGTCGGTCAGCAGAAGGTCGTTCACGTGGTCGCTGCATAGTACCAGACGGCGGCCCTGTACGGGGATTTTCAGTTTGTCGAACTGGTCCTTCAGGGCGATAATATCCGACACCTGCAAACGTCTGCGCCCGCTGGCCCCGCCGCCCGCAATCTCGCCGGTAGTCTTCAATACCGGGCTTTTGGTTCCGTTGCTGTCCGGGGCCAGCGCATGGATCGCCTTGGCAAACTTCTTTTCCTTGATGGCATCGGCATGGCGTTCTTTCAGGCTTGACATCTTGTCGTATGAAGATGCGTGCAGTTCGTCATCCGTTACCGGGGTCGGCTTGGTCTGGAACTTATCAAGGCTGAATACCGCATCGTTGTCGGTAATTTCCTGCACATCCA